ATCCAAAAAGCCATTCAGGCCGCGAGCTTACGAAAAATCGGCGCAGAATTATTGCCGAAAGCCATTTCCGTAATAGGCAATATGTTAGACCCCGAGGCCGATGTCCCCGCTGGTGTGCGACTAAAAGCCGCAACGTATATAGTTGACAAGGCTGTGGAGCTTCGGGAAATGGATTCTGTAAAAGATGTTGCAGACAAGAATCCATTGGACATGACAACAACAGAGCTTGAGGTTTTCATAATGCGCGGACGCAAGGTGGTGCAGCGCGAGGCAGTCAAGCAGGAGCTTGGCCTTATTGACGTGTAATTTCATAATATACATTATCACACAAGCACAATTCAATGATAACAAGGGCTTAGCATAGGTCTCAATGTCCGTTGCCTGTATTCTGACAAGTAAACGGGTAGGTAATAAGACATATATGCCTGATTGTCCCAGTATCCGGTCAGGCCTTGGCGGCATTATGGCAATCCACCCCTAGGGGAGGGGCAGCGTGGCGGTTTTATTGTACGGCCCCCTGCGTATAGCAATTTTGGGGAAATCCCGAACCCCTACCCACAAATTGTCGTTAAGGTATTATGTTGCAAAGGGGGGTCAAAGATATTATGCTCGATTTTGGATATATCTTTTTGGAGGACAGAAGACATGGTGGATCGCAATTTAACGTACCCAGTGGCCGTAAGGGATGATGAGCTTCTAGGGGAACTAGCCTTTGCGGATGAAACTGGGGCTTTGTTGATTCCGAAGGGTACGACAGGCCAGCGTCCAAGTCCTGCTGTTAATGGGCATATTCGGTATAATGATACTCTTGCGGTGTTTGAGGGTTATGAGGCAGGGGCATGGTCTCCCCTGATAACGCGCACAGGAGGGTATCTTTCTACGATGTCCCCATCCAATACGGCGGCCCAAAATGCGGCGGCCTTGACTGCGGATATTACTGCGGCGGGTGGCAAAACAATTTTTGTTTTACCGGGGACTTACAATCTCGGCGAAACGATTGTAGCAAATAAAACGGTTAACCTCCTGTTTGCTGCTGGGTCTTTGGTTATCCCGGACCCGGCTCTGTATCCGAATAAAGAGATGCTTGATCTGGATACTTGCGTTACCCGCATCCGTGGGCTTAATGTTAATGGCCAGCACAACGGCGCACCAATTGCTGTTAAAGCGTACCAAGGCTCTATTGAGCTGTATGACACCCGTATGGTAAACATGGGTCAAGCATCAGGTTCAGCCACCACATCGGGTGTATATGGTATTTACACTACAACGTGTGATCGTGTTATTATCGACGGGTATGTTGGGGACGACTTCCGTGATATACCTAACGGTGTATACGGAGATAACTTGGGGACAGTAAGACACCTATTCGTATTCAATGTTAAAACATATTACCTCAACAACATCCATATTACTGGTAGAGGTGTGTATGGTGATGATATTGACTTTATCCATTTCCTTGATACAAAAACTCCTACACAGATGACAGGAACACTAGAAAATGCTGTATTACGGTATTCTCATGGGGATCGGAGATGCATTAAGTACCAAGGTGGATACCATGAAGCAAGGTCACTAGACATCGCACCTAGTGCTGATTTTGTGCCTGTTGTATGGGAAAAGGCCATTACAGACGCAGCTAATAATGGATCTGGATTGATCCGACTCACCTTAGATGCTGCTAACTACCAATCAGGGAACATTGTCACTGTAGCCGGGGTTACAGGAACTACGGAAGCAAATGGCACATGGACTGTTACAAAGATTGATGCCACGCATATTGACCTGCAAGCATCCACATTCACGAACGCCTATGTGTCAGGTGGGACTGCTAAAGCACTCACGGATGTCGGGGCTAACTGTTTGTCGTGCATTGACTGGGCCGCCAATATCAAAGGGACCATTAGGATTGCTAATAGTCGTATTAATGCTATCGGATACGGAACAGCGATTGCCAACTCCGCTGGCTCTAGTGGCAACACAAAGATGATCGTTGAGAATTGCGACATCATCGGAAGCCCCTACCGCACTATTCGCATTCACCCTGAAACAGGGGCCAACTCCAATGCAGTCAGTACCGGGTTCTACACTCTAATCGGGGACAACGGATCAAAAATTAGTGATTCCACTATCAAGGGTTTCTCCCGTGGCGCGGCTATGCTTGGTCACAACAATGCGATCATCAACTGCTTGTTCGATGACCCAACAGAAGTGGCATTCGAGTGCGGATGGACTTCAAGTTCAGATAATTTTGATTTGATTGGCAACCGGGTTGTGACAAGAACGCCCGGGTATTTAACCCTCAATACTTATGTTGGCCGGATCTACAATGTCCAGAACGCTCGCATTTTCAACAACGCACTGATCCGCGAAGGAAACACAACTCATGTTGCCCTGTTCATGAGGGCCACTGAAAATACAGCAACAGGGGTGTATGCAGGAAATACAGCCCCGATTGGTGTAAACGTGTTTGTGCCTAGCACAAGGACCAATGGGATCATTCCATACGGGACGGATGCGGCTATCAGGGTTAACACCTTTGGTAATATTAATGTAGGTGCGACAGAGAGCGATCTCATGTCCTACAATTTGCAGCCGAATACCCTTGCTATTAGGGGGAATACCTCAGCAGCACTAAACTACCGAGGTATTCACATTGTACAACACGGTCGCCAAATCAGTAATGCTAATGCCAAGACTCTTAAGATGTATATCGGAGCAACTCAAATCCTTTCTGAATCTCTTACAGTGAATGTAGCAGGTAACTGGCGTATTGAAGTTGATGTAGTTGGAACAGCAGCATCAGCTCAGGAATACTTTGGAAGAGCAACCTTCACAGGAGCCGCTGGACTAGAGTATACTAAAACATTCTTAGGAACCTTAGCTCTTGATTCAACAGCAGAGATAACTGTTAAATGTACAGGGACTGGTGTTGCTGATGGTGATATTTACTCAGAATTTCAAAAAATTACAATGTTCTAAAAACGGGAGACCACAATGACGAAGTACAAACGGGATACTGCTTTTAGCGAGGTCAAGGATCTTTCTGCTATGGGCCAAAAGCTTGATGCAGAACTTGATGTGATTGGGAACAAGCTGGATGAAATTGTCAAAAAAATGGGCCAGATTGTCAATGATGATGGCTCGCTTAAAGCTTTGGTCACAGCAAAGAGTTTGACCGGGGAACTTTCGCTCGGGATTGGGACCGTGACGGAATGGGCCTCGGACCGGAATTATCTCCCCAACCAAATGGTCTTTTTTCAAGATGCGGTTTTCTGGTGTACATCGAAACACAGGTCAAACAAGAGTTTCCCCGAGGATTCAGAGCACTGGCAAAAGACGATGGATTTTGCGCCGTATATCGAGAAAGTGGCCAAGTTGGCAAATTCTTCCCATGTGGCACGGGTCTCCGGGAATATGGAGCTTTTGGTCCAACTCGCGGAGCACACAGGCCGGATGGTCGAACTCTCGGCGCATATTGATGAGCTGCTTGAAGTCTCGAAAGGATTACCAAGTTTGGTTCAATTGGTGGCCAAGGATGGTAACGTAGTCTTGCAGGATATGTATATGGCCCTTCCAGAAATCTATACAGTCCATGAGGCTATTGAGGACGTGATTAAAGTTTCAATGGCGCGTTACGAAGTCGTGAGTGTGGGGAATATTATCTCTGAAATCAAAAAATTGGTCGCCGGAATGGATGATGTCCGTGTCGCGGCAAAGGCAATCAGCAATTTGAAACTCATCTCCAAAGGGATGGAAGGTATGCAGAGGGAAGACAGTTAATGGAGCCAATGGGGGCATGGAACCAGATTATTGACCAAGGGCCCCTTTTTGGGTTCATGGCTCTTGTTATCTGGGCGGCAGTGAATCATATCCGCAAGACTTTGGATGATTCGGACGAAAGGGAAAAGGCCCGGGAGACAAGGTATAATCAATTGATTGACAAAACTCTTGAGACCGCAACGCAACAAACGATGGCAGTGACCGAGGCATTGGTGGGGAACACGGAAATCCTGCGAAGAGTGGAGCAAAAACTCAATGGGATACCACACAAAGCAGCGGAGTGATCCGTTGGCTCGTTTTGACCAGCTACAAAGAGAAATCGCCGGGGCAAAAGAAAATATGGAATCCGCAGCCCGAGGTTTGTGTGAGGCAATATCCGTGAGCAATGGGGCTCTGTCTTCCGCGCTTCAATGTAAGAAAGAGGACCCCCAAGAAAAAGGGTTTTGGAAAGTTATTTTCAAGAGGTTCTCATGAGGTTACCAGAACAATACCGATGGATAGATCAAGAGGGGGGACCCAAAGTCCTCCTTGAAATGCGGAAACTGTATGGAACCTTGGAGGCCCCGGGGGACGCAGATAATCCGACGATTATTGCATGGGCCAAAGAGCTAGGCCCTAAGGTCGGGATTGAGTATAAACGGGATTCGGCCCCGTGGTGTGGTTTGGTCGCTGGGATTGCGGCTCTTAGGGCCGGGTATGAACCACCGAACATTTGTGTGAGGGCTTCAAGCTGGGACCATTTTGGGGACACGGTAAAAGGGGCCCCTATGCTGGGCGATTTTTTACGCTTTGAGAGGCCCGGCGGAGGACATATTGGGATCTATGTTGGCGAAGACCGGGGGGCATTCCACGTTTTAGGGGGGAATCAAGCTGATAGCGTGAATATTTCTCGCATTTCTAAAAACCGCTTGGTCACAGCACGGAGGTCCCCTTGGAAGCTGGGGCAGCCAGCTTATGTCCGGCGGGTTTTTTTAACGATACAAGGCAATATTTCGAGGAACGAGGTCTGATATGGTCCCCTTTATCCCTATTTTGATGGGCTTTTCATGGGTAAAATCTCTTGCACGGGGTTTTTCTTTTTTCAAGGACCACGTTTTTGTGTTTATAATCATTGGGGGGCTTTTGTTCTCGGTACTGGAAACCCTTTATCTCAAACGGGTGATTTCCGAAAGAGAAGAATTGGGCAAGAGATTTGTTGCTTTGGAGCAGAGTCTCAAGGAGGAGCAAAAGCTCTATGAGGTGATGCTTGATGCTTTGGAGGAACGGGTTCATGACGCAGAAAAAAGGCAAGATTTTGAAGAAAAATCACAACAGGAGATCCAAAAGGACCGTGAGCTTGGGGATGGCCCTATTGCTCCTGTCCTCCGTAACTCTCTTGACCGCTTGCGAAAAAGACAAACCGAATTTGGTGGACAGGATACCAAATAGTTTGTTTTCCTGCGCGGGAGACCCTATCCCTCGGGCCCCAAAAGCAGGAGAAACACAGGCGGATGTGTCTTTGATCTTAACCAAGACATATCTGGCGTGGGAAAGCTGTAAAGGGGCACTTGCGCGGCTGCATACAATCTTGAAAGCAAAATAGATGGCTGAAAAGGGTCCACCCCAAAAGAAAACGGCTACCCCAAAGGACTTTTCGGCTGCTGAGAAGCAGCTTTTGGTCGCGGAAAGGGCTCTAAAGAACAAGAAGGCTTTTTATTCCCTTTTAGATTTTATTGAATTGATGATGCCGGATCCGAATCACCCTTTGGACGTGAATTTCTCAAGGTATCAAGCAAAAAAGCACCATAAACGGATCATACGCCTTTTTGAAAACGCAGAAAGTGGAAAATGCCCCGCGACAGGGCTTTCTATCCCCCCGCAGCATGGGAAATCAACAATTACAACCCTTTTTGGGCCCGCATGGGCCCTTGGCCGGGATCCATATAAACACATCATTGTTGGGGGTTATGGGTCCGATTTTATCACAAAATTCGGGTCTAGGGTCCGTACAGTCTTCGAAAGCAAGCAATTTCGTCAAATTTTCCCCGATTTTGAGCTCAAAAAGGGGTCCAAGGCCAAAGATTACATGGAAACCACTCATGGGGGCTCTATTCTGTTTGTGGGGCGTGGGGAAGGTACGACAGGGAACCCTTGTGACCTTTTTATCATTGATGACCCAATCAAAGATAAGAAAGAGGCTGATTCCCCAACAATGAGAGAGGATTTATGGGACTGGTACACATCGGTGGCAGAAACACGGTGTCATATCCTGTCTTCCGTTTTTGTGGTCCATACGAGGTGGCATGAAGATGATTTGCTGGGCCGTTTGTGTGATCCAGAGCACCCAGAACATGATGTAGAGCTTGCAGCGGATTGGCACTATGAAAACATAGAGGCTATTGTTGAAGATGAGATGATGGCCATGATTCTTGGGGTAGAGGTAGGGTCCGCTTTGTGGCCGGAGAGGTTCCCATTGGACCTGTTGGAAAAGAGGCGTAAACGTGCCCCGAAAGTCTTTTCGGCCTTGTATCAGGGGAGACCAACACCTGATGATGGGGATTTCTTCAATAGGGAAATGATGCAATTTTACACGGTGGATCAACTCCCTCCGAGGTTAAGGATCTACGCTGCGAGTGACCATGCGGTTACCGAAAAACAGGAGAATGACGAATCAGTCTGCTTGGTCGCGGGGGTTGATGATTATGGGTCAATCTACCTGCTTGATTGTTGGCATGGCCGGAAAAAGACGGACTATGTGGTTGAGCGCATGATTGATTTGATGGATAAGCATAAACCTATCTTTTGGTGGGCGGCCTCGGACCACATTTCTAAGTCAATTGGCCCCTTCCTAAAAAAACGGATGAAAGAGCGGGGAGTTTACACTATGATCTCGGAGAGCTCAGAGATTGGGGACAAACAACAGAAGGCACAGGCCATTCAGGGCCGTATGTCTATGGGGAAAGTCTTCTTCCCAAAGCACGCGCCTTGGGTGTCCCACCTCATCCGCCAAGTTTTGCGGTTTCCACAAGCGACCCATGATGACTTTGTGGATGCCTTGTCCCATATAGGGCGGGGGATCAATAAGATGGTAAACGCGGGCCGTGGCGTGGCCAATGATGAAGAGGGTAGAAAAAAAGCACCAAAAGAGGGTACAATGGCGTGGATTAAATGGTCGGCTCGAAAACTTGAGCGGCAGGGGCAGATTAAAGGAAAAATAGGTGGTATGTGATGTTGAGTGAATTTGGTGACCCCACAATGGTTGAACAAAACCCCGCGGGAATGGACCCAATGCCCGTGGAAGAGCCCAAATCAAATATTCAGAGGGAAGTCCCAGAGATCCCTCCATCGAAAGCCGCATTTTTACAAAAATGGGCAGGGCGTATCAAACACGCCAAAAAGCATTGGGAAGAAGACTTCAAGCGGATGCGGGAAGATATGGACTTTGTGCTCCAAGGCTCGGACAAACAATGGAACAATGGGGATCGGTACATTGCCAATATTATCCAACAATATGTAAGGCAGCGAGTGGCCCGCCTTTATGCGAGGAACCCGAAATTCACCTGTAAGAAGCGGGAGCGCATGGATTTTCAGATATGGGATGGGAAGCCGGAATCCATTCAGATGGCCATGCAGCAAGCGGCCACCGGGGATGCAGCGGCTATGGTGATGCTCCAACAACTCCAAGAGGACATCCAACAAGGTGTAATGCGGGGCCAGCAGCTTGAGAAGATCTGTAAAACGATGGAGCTTCTTTTTGAGGATAATATCAAAGAACAAGCTCCTAATTTCAAAAAGCAAATGAAACAACTTATCCGTAGGGTTGAAACAACCGGGGTAGGCTGGGTGAAACTGGATTATCAACGGGTCATGCAGCCACGCCCGGATGAGGAAACTCAGGTCAATGATATTTCCCATAGGGCTGCATTCATTGAGCGGTTGCAGGGGGACCTGATTGACAAAAAGTTCGATGAGAATTCCGCAGAAACAGAAGAGCTGGCGGTCTCCATGCGGCAGCTTCAGAGTGAACCAGAGATCATTGTCCGGGAAGGTCTGGTATTCAGTTTCCCAAGGTCAACGTCAATAATCTTGGATCCTGAGATTCGGTCTCTTGAGGGGCTCCAAGGCGCGGATTGGCTGGTCGAGGAATTCTGTATGACCACGGATTCGATTAAAGAAATTTTCAAAAAGGACATTGGGAGCGGATTTAAGACATATACCGCAAAGGGCACAGAGCAGGACCAAGGAGACTTTTTCAGCGGTCGCGGGTCCGATGGTTGGTCAGCTCCTAAATATGCTTTGGTTTGGCACGTTTTTGACAAAAAAGCGGGTGTCTATTTCTGCATGGCCGATGGATACACGGACTATTTGAGGGAACCGGGGCCCCCTCCGGTTACTGTGGAAACCTTCTTTCCATATATTGCGCTTATGTTCAATGAACTTGAGCATGAGAAACAAGTTTACCCTCTGTCAGATGGTCGGCTGTTACAGCACATCCAACGGGAATATAACAGGTCAAAAGAGGCTCTGCGTCAACACAGGATTGCCTCCAGCCCTTTATATGCCGCGGGAGCAGGGCAATTTGATGATGAAGATCAAATGAATCTTAGGCTCCACGAGCCCCATGATGTTGTGGTCTTGAAGGGTCTTGGGGAAGGGGAAAATGTCAACAACAAATTGCAGCAAGTTAAAAAACATCCGATTGATCCGAATGTCTATCAAACAGAAGATACATTCCAAGACATGACCCGCGTTGTTGGGACCGATGACGCGGCCCTTGGGGGCACATCTTCAAATGTCACAGCCACGGACTCGTCTATTGCCAATGATAGCCGGATGTCTTCTTTATCTTCAAATACAGATGACCTTGATGAATTCATGTCAGAAATGGCACGTCTCGGGGGTCAGATTTTACGCTTTGAGGCTTCTGTTGAGGATGTGAAGAGACGGGTGGGGGTTGGTGCAGTCTGGCCCGAATTAACGCGGTTGGAAATCATGTCCGAGATCTATCTGACTATTGAAGCCGGAAGCTCTGGGAGGCCCAATAAGGCAGCAAAAGGGGCCGCCTTGGAACGGGTAGGGAATATCCTTTTGTCGTTACCGGGGGTCAGCCCACGCTGGTTATTCAAACAAATGATGATGACCGTGGACGAGACCCTTGATTTGACAGAGGCATTTATTGATGGCCAGCCTTCGATCATGATGATGAACCGAATGGCTGCATCGGCACAAGCCACCCCGGGCGGGGGGCCAAATGACCCCACAAATCAGGGGGGACAAGGGGCAAACAACCAACTGACTGGCCCACAAAATAGCGGAGGACCACAAGCCGCGTACACAGCCCCGGGTGAGGCACAAAATCAGTTTGTAAATGTTGGTGGTATGGGTTAATCTGGGTTCACTGAGTATTTTTCACAGATGAAGTAAAGGGACGCTAAATGCTTATAGAAGAACCAACCCCCTCGTCCGGGGATGGGCAATCCGGTGGGACTCCAAGCGAGGGCGCAAGCCCACCGCAAGGGGACCAACCAAAAACGGACGCTAATCCTATCACTCCTGAGCCTTCGTCCGGTTCGGAATCTGACGCTAAAACCGCTCCTAAGAGCATGGCCGATGTGGTATCAGCCGCGCTTGCAGGAAAAGAGGGATCGTCAACCTCTGGACAAAAGCCTGTCGATCAAAAATCGAAGGCCGAAGCTGTAGATCCCGAAGCCAAGCTGTCTCCTGAAGAGGGGCCGCAAGGCAAAAAGGACGGTGAAGGTCAGGATGAAATCCCGCAAGAGTTTCACAAGCACCCTGCTTGGCAGAAACTCAAAAAACAGAGGGATGAATACCGGACCCAAAGTGACCAGTTCCGTTCGGATTCGCAGGAGTACCAAGCTATCACGGGCTTTTTACAGGAGCACAGTATTGCTGCTGAAGAAGTTGCCGAAACTTTGCAATGGTTGGCTCTTAAAAACAGCGACCCTATGAAGTTTGGCCAGTTGATAGTGGACCTCGCAGCGAAATTCCAAGAAGGAATGGGCCTCACACTTCCACAGGAACTTCTTTCCCGCGTCAATGCTGGGGAGATTACCGAGGAAGACGCGAAAGAGCTGGCTAAGTCAAGGGCCGAGGCGAACCTTTATCGGACTCGCACGGAGCAACAACTTCAGCAACAGTCCTCGCAACGTGAGCTCCAAGCTAGGCAACAACTAGGCCAAGCGATGGCAAGTACCGTTAATAATTGGGAAAAACAAGTTCAGGCCCGGGATCCAGATTATCAGGCGAAACGTCGCCTCGTACAGTCTGAAATCAGGGCTTACATCCAGCAGTATGGGATGCCAAAAGACACGGCAACGGCATTGAGATATGCAGAAGTCGCGTATAAGGCGGTCTCGGACCATCTGGCGGGAGTTATTCCTAAACGTAAACCCAATGATCCAGCACCACAAGGCGGCAGACAGGTCGAAACAAATTTCGTCCCGAAAAGCCTTGCAGACGTGGTGTCTCATGCGCTGTCGGGAGATGGCTAATGAGAAAGGATCACTACAATGTATCTTACCGCTACACAGTTAGAAAACCTAGCGAATCAGACCTTTGATTTTTATATCAAGGACAAGATTCTGGGTCAGAGCTCACAAGCACGTCCGCTTGTACGGTTTCTGCGCGAAAATCAGAAAACTTTCCCCGGTGGGAAAGAGTTCATTCATGGCAATGTCCAGTTTGATTACGAGGGCGGGTTCATGGGTTACGAAGGGGACGATGAAGTCCACTATGATAACCCTGCGGGTGTAAAACAGTTTTCTTTCCCTTGGAAAGAGCTACACGATGGGATCCAAGTTACCCACTCGGAACTCAAAAAAGCGGGCATCACGATTGTTGACAGTGCGTTCGGCGAGAACGTATTGAATAACAGCCAACAAGACATTATCCGCATCACACAATTGTTTGAAAACAAATTGGATACCATGAAAGAGCGTCAAGAGCGTTCGTTCAACTCCATTTGTTGGCAGGATGGGACACAGGATCCTAAGGTTTTCCCGGGGGTTTTGTCGATCCTGACTGATTCAAACAGTACTGGTATCGTGGGTGGCCTTGACCGTGCTGCGCAGCCTCTTTGGCGGCATCGTACTCTGGTTGGTGCAAACGCCATTGGCGTAAGCAAACCCAACCAAACGCTTACCTCCACACTTCGGAACGAACTGCGCCAATTGACACGTTATGGTGGAAAACCTACCAAAGCACTCTGTGGCTCTACGTTCCTCGAAGCTTTGGAATACGAGGTCGAACAAAAAGGGATTTATACTCAAGCCGGGTTTACCAAAACAACGGATCTGGGTATGAACCAAATTACGATGATGGGCCTCGGCACATTTGAGTATGACCCAACCCTTGATGACATGGATATGTCACGGCGTTGCTACATCATGGACCCGAACCACTTGCAACTGTGGGTGATGGATGGTCAAGACATGAAGAAACACACGCCCGCACGTCCGGCAGAACGCTATGTTTTGTACCGCGGTGTGACATGGACCGGAGGATTGATTGCAAATATGCTTAATTCTCACGGGGTCTATGAGTGTGCTGCAAAAGCAAGTTGGGTCGGCAACCCAGTAACCTAATAATCCTTTACAGGATCAGGACCCCCTTCGGGGGGCCCTGTTAAGGTCTTAACAATTTTAATGGAGATGAAAGATATGGATGCAAATAACTTTACGGCTGTAAAAGTTGTCCTCGGTGGTGCAGTGGCCACAAGTGGTACGTTTACGGTCCCTTATCCGACAGGCAAAACGCTTGCGGACTTTGAAAATGCTGTGGGGCATTACTTCACGGCACTTGGTGCTAAATTCACTCAACCAGATGACTTTACAGTTTCATTCGGTGCGGCCAGCGCAACGATCACCTACAAAGGTGCGACTACGCTGCCACAAGGGACTGAATTGTATGTCCAACTCGAAGAACAAGGCAAAGCCGCCGAGTTTTACGGGTACGTTGCAGATGGCACTGTGAAAAAGAAAGTCACGCAGTTGCGTGAAGTCCAAACCCTGCAAATTGATTTGGGGGCCCCCGCGGCTATTGACGCGGACGGGATCTGCGAATCACAAAACCGCTCTGGGGCAGGGGCTCTGGTCATCAATGGGGCCTTGGCTTCCGGCGGGGTAGCGACCTTGGATGTTCCGCGTAACGTCATTGTGGACTCCGGTGGCGCGGACACTGCGGTGATTACGGTGACCGGGACTGACGCATACGGGCAGGTGCTGAAGGAAAACATCACCTTGAACGGCACAACGGCGGTTCCGGGTAAGAAAGCCTTCAAGACTATTACCGCGGTAGCAGCCGATGGCACAGTGACCAATGGCTTCTTCCTTGGAACAGGCGATGTCCTTGGGCTTCCGGTCTTCTTGACCTCTGGGGGATATGTTCTCGCAGAGCTGCAAGATGGTTCGGCAGTAGGCACGGCGGGGACTCTGGTTGCTGGGCTCTCCCCAAACACTGTCTCTACGGCCACCACAGCGGACGTGCGCGGGACCTATGACCCAAATGCGGCTTGTGATGGTGGAAAATCTTTCTCACTTCTTGTGGCCCTTACGGACCCCGAGTTTTTGGGGAATGACCAGTACAGCGGTTAATGGTTGACTGAGATAGCCTTACCCCCTAAAATGTGGGTAAGGCTATTTTACCATTAAGAAAGGAAAAACTATGGAAATCTACAAAGCGGAAATCTGCATCGGGGGTTTGCTCACCAACACGGTGGTCAAGGAAGACTTGACGGCCTCGGAGATTGTTATCCTGCGCAGGATCCACGGGGATGACGCGATAAAGGGCATCAAACTTGTGGGCCGCGAAAACCGTGAATACCAAAAAGAGTATGAGCGTCTTATCCGCCGTTTTGGCCGCCGTAAGGTAGAAGACGCTTTCCCGGGAGCCCGTCCGGTTTTGCCCCAAAACCTTAAAGATATTGGGATGATTGTTTCCCAAGAGGGAGGCTATATCAATAACGAAGTGATTGCCAAAGGGCCCAATAACCTGAATCGTAAAAGCAAGCGGGAACAGGAACTCGAAGATTTGGGGATCGAGGAGTCGGACAAGAATGATGAGGATGAAGGCAAAGCATGAGGGGTCGGACACTAACACAGTTGATTGAATCCGTCCGGCTTGAAAGTGGGAGGTCCTCTTCGACCTCCCTTGGCCAGAACGAAGAACCCGCGCTGAAACAAAAAATCAACAGGGTGTATGAGTTCTTTTGGTTTCAGTATAATTGGAACCACCTGAAAATCATGGACGGGGACAAAGCCGTGTCCGCAGGGGTTTACAAGATAGACCCCCCTACAAGCATAGACCTTGAGCGATTAGAGAAGGTATCCTGTAAATATGGTGGGACATGGTATCCCATTGAACGGGGGATCACCACCGAGCTGTACAATGCCCTTGACTCTGAAGCCGATGAGCGGTCAGAGCCTATCGAAAATTATGACATCCAATGGACTGGATCCGCGCCGCAAGTTGTATTGTGGCCAAGGCCAGTGGCCAACACCACAGTCCGGTTTCAGGGGTACAAGGCTTTCAGTAAGCTGGTAAATGGGTCGGATGTCTGTTTGCTAGATGATATGTTAATTTATCTTCATGTTGCGGCAGAATTATTGGCCCGTGCGGGGGATACCTCAGCAAAAGAAGTGGCTATGGCCGCGAGGGAGAGACTAAACCTTCTCAAATTTGGGTTCTCCAAGAACCGCAATTCAAGTTTTAACCTTGCAGGAGGCCCTTCAATGGGGCCCTCAAAACGGGGCCAAGGGGAAGTAAGGATAGCGATCTCGGAAGTTCCGGCATAGGGGGCTTTTGATGGCATATTTTGCTATAGAAAATTTCAAAGGGGGCTTAGACAAACGGCGGATGGAGCTAACTTCCGAGGTCGGGTCTCTCCAAATACTCAAAAATGCACATATTACCCGTGGGGGAGAGATCCAAAAGGCTCTTGCTTTTGTGCAGTCCCATACTCTGCCTTCGGGGACTTTTGGCTTTGCAGTGGTTCGGAAGCAGCTTTATGTTTTTGGCTCTGCTGCGGCCCCTGTAGGGCTTCCGGTTGATGTAAATTACCAAAGATTACAAAACCCCGATGGCTCAGCTATGACTGGGGTCGCGGCCATTGAGGTATTCGGCGGAAAAATATACGTTGTTGCCGATTTTGCGGACGGAACACGTCATCATTTTTATGATGGGAACCTTGTAGAGGACTGGTTCACAGGGGTGGTACGGTCTTCAATGGTTAATAATGACGGGGTTGCAGAACATCTGAGGGCCCTGATTGATACAAGCCCAAAATATTCCGCGACTCGTGTAGGCAGTGTGGTAACCATCACAGGGGGGACTTCCAGCGCGTTCTCTATTACCGCAACAGCGCGGAATGGTGATGGGAATACATTCAACAACCAGACAGCTACAGTGGCCACGACTCAAGCCGCAGTCGCAGGGGTGGTTGAGGTCCTCGCAGTAGGGTCTTTTCGTATCACCGGAGGGACCAGCTCCCCGGGGGTAAACCGGGTTACCTCGGTAACTGTGGACGGGGTTGATGTCCTTGGGAGCCCTGCCGAAGTATTGGCCACCGGAAGTTTTTCAATCACTGGAGGGACCAGCTCTCCGGGGGTCAATAAAATCAGCGCAGTTATGGTCAACGGGGTGGACATCCTTGGGGCCTCAATTGACCATACAGGGAACAACACAACAACTGCCACGGCTATTAGAGCCCAGATCAATGCATTTACCTCTGCGCCTAATTACACAGCTTCAGGAACAGGGGCACAGGTTATTATCACAGCGGATACGGGATCCGGGTCCTCCCCTAATGGCTTTGTGGTCAATCCTACTGAGAACGGGGACGTGACCACAGGCAGCATTAGTGACATGGCCAGTGGGGCATATAGCGGGATCCAATGGGCAGCTTCTAACTCGGCAACCGCTGCCGCAGTTGCTGCAAGGATTAATGCATATACCTCAGGCGTGGAATACACAGCTTCGGCAATCGGGGATAAAGTCAGCTTGACCGCCCTCGCGGGAACCGGGACAAGCCCCAATGGTCGCGTGGTGGCCGTTGCCGATGATGGGGATGTTGTGGTTTCAGAGATCACGAACATGGCGGGTGGGGTTGCTGCGGGGTCTGGGCAGCCTCAAATTTCGACAGTCACCATTGGGGGCACTTTTGAACCGGGAGACCTCTTTGCAGTAGCTCTAGCCAGTGAGACTTTTGGCGCGGACCGGGTTGCAGGGCTTCGTGCCGCCCCGGCTTTGAAAGTTCACAAGAACAAGATGTATGCCGCGCATGAGGCTACACTGCTCTTTTCGGGAGTCGCGGAGCCAACAAAATGGAAGGCTGAGAATACAGGTTCCGGGGCCGTGGATATGTCGTCACAGGCCTCTGGTTTTGAGGACATTACGGCAATTTCGGTTTACCAGAACAATTTGGCTATCTTTTCTCAGGATGTCACTCAGATCTGGTTTGTTGACCCGGACCCTGATTCGAACCAACAGTTGCAGGTTTTGGAAAACATCGGGACCCGGAGCCCCGGCAGCGTGGCTGGTTTCGGGGACAGTGATAACTTTTTCTTGTCAGATACCGGAGTGCGGTCTCTTAAAGCTCGTGACTCTTCAAATGCAGCGGCCATTTCGGATGTGGGGACCCCGATTGATACCCTTCTGGTAGATGCCTTGGCCTCTTTGACAGAGGCACAGGTCACTGGCGCGAGGGCCATTATTGAGCCTAAAGATGGCAGGTATATCCTTTCTCTTGGGACAATAATGTATGTTTTTTCATATTTCTCGACTTCTAAGGTGTCCTCATGGTCCACCTACGAGAGGGGGTTCCAAGTTGATTGGTTTGCCAAATCTGGAACAAAAGTTTATGCACGGGCAGGGAATGCTATCTACCTCCTCGGGGGATCCAACGGGGTTACCTATGACAATGCTCCGGTGGTAGTTGAGATCCCCTATGTGGACGGGAACAAACTGGCCAACTTCAAAGACTGGACTGCTCTGGACATGGCGGTAGAGGGCACATGGCTAGTTGAGTATAACAGTGATCCAAACCAGCCAGAGGTGTGGGAGACAATCGCCACAATTGATAAACACACTATTGGGGAGTTGAACAATGCGGTACAGGCTTTTGCACCCGTTTTCAAATTGAAGTTTACCAATGTGTCAAGTACCGCAGCAAGAATTGGGACCATCTTAGTCCACTATTCGGAGACAAAGATAACATGATCGAAATTCGCACAGCAACACCGGAAGATATTCCTCAGCTCGTGGATGTGGGCACTGCCTTTTTTGTGGAAAGTAACTTCTTCGGGGGTTTGACCATTGACAAGGTTCAAGGGGCAGGGACTTTTGGCTATTTGATTGCCGCGGAGGACAACCATGTTCTGGTGGCCTTAGACGGTGAAAAGCTCGTAGGGTTTATCAGCTTTGATGTGGTGCGGTTTTATACTGTAGAGCCTGTATCCCACCTATTTTTGTTTTATGTGCTGCCGGAATACCGTAAAACGGCTATTGGGAGAGACCTTTTGCAGAGGGCCCTTGATGTCGCAGCAGAACACGGGTCAAAAAGGTTTTATGCTTCTTCCACAGCAGGGTTTGATGATGGTGGAAAAACAAATAAAAGGCTGTTAAACTTATACCTGCGTTTTGGGTTTGAGGAGCTGGGAAGCTTTGTTATGAAGGGGATCTGAATAATGTCTAAAATTTCAAAAATTTTCGGTGGCGGAAAAGATAAATCAGCGGAACGAGCCGCCGAGGAGGCTCGCCAACGAGAGGCACAGCGTCAAGCACGTTTGGCTACAGGGCGCGGGAGCATCGAATCCGCGTTTTCCAGTTTTGATGATCCGTATTATGATTCCCGCGCAAAGGCATACACCGAATTTGCGATGCCGGACTTGGAGACCCAATTTGGGGACCAAAAGAAAAAGCTAGTCTATGCGCTATCCCGGGGCGGGAAGTTGAACTCTACCAGCGCAGCGGAGAGTAACCGGAAACTGCAAGATGAATACGACAAAGGACAGAAGCTGGTTTTAAGCAGGGGGCAACAATACGGGACCGAGGCTCGTAGGGAAGTGGCCAATAGCAGGGCTCAACTTCTTTCGATGTTGTCATCAACAGAAGACCCAACCACGGTGGCCAATGAGGCTGTGCGGCAGGCTACAACCTTACGGGAGCAGCCAGCTTTTGAGCCTTTAGGGAACCTGTTTTCGGACATTGCGGGCAATCTTGAAAAAAGTGTGTCCGCTGGGCGTATGGGGCAAGCATTCAATAGCGGGGTTCGTTTGAATCAAGGCGGGGGCACGAGCGGACGAGTTGTAAGAGGGTAGGACAAAAATGGTTGCGTGGCTCATTCCGGCTCTTATTTCGGCGGCGGCATCGGTAGGATCAAATATCCTACACGAAAAAGCGGCGAATAAAGTCGCAAAGGAACAGGCTCTTCGGGAGTCATTGGAACGTGCTCGCCAAGATCAAATGCGGGGTCGCGCACAGACCTCTTTTTCTGACTTGTTGGCCACTCAGACAAAGGATTCACAGCTTGCCGATCAGGCCGCGGAAGCTTCCAAGTTAGAAGACGCTTATGTGGGGGGGACAAATAAGGACAGTTTCCTTGAAATGTTACCGGGGCAGGGGGACGCTTCGAATACAGTCAAGACGGACATTGTAAATTCCGGCAACCGTGGGATTGCAGATGCTTTGAGCCGTGCAAAATCCCGTGCGCTTCTTGAATCCTTTGGCCGTGTGGGCCTTAGTAATGACATCAAGTTTCAAAACACCAATCAAGGACTTAATGATATTTCCCGGGAATCCTTTGCCAGTGCAAATATCCTTCCTATGGAATTAAAGGCCGCCGAAAATAAAGGGGCCAATTTGAGGGGGTGGGCAAACTTGCTCTCCACGGTGGGGGATATTTCGGGGTCCGTTGCGGCGGGTAGTGCCATGAAAACAGCCATGACCCCGGGGCCTTTTGGTGGGGAGTCTGCCCTCATGACCATTGGGAATAAAACAATTACCCCGAGTTTGGACGTTTGGTCTGCGGGCCCAGCACCGGGGATTTATGGCCCCGCGGTTCAAAAATCAAGCTGGTCAAATTTATTGAGGGGGAAATAATGCCTTTTGTGACCAATTCGTCTTACACAGGTGGGGCCTCCCGGAGCGGGGAGGCTGCTCAGAAGATTGCCGAGAGCCTTGGTAGTATTTTCGGTGGCGGGGATCCGGCGGAACTTGCAAGGGCCTCGGCCTATGGTGCACAGAGCCAAAAGGATCTCGCAGATGCCGCGTTAAATGAGTACACCCTTGAGAGGAACCAAAATTTAGGGCCCCTTTACGAGGGCTTGGCCCCTAATGGGCAGACCCTTGGGGGACCAGATTATCAACAATATGTCCAGACAAAACTGATTCCCGGGCTTCTACAAGCCCAACAAGGGGGCTCTTTGAAGGACGCTATTGCCACAGCAGCAATCTTTTCGGGCCAAGATAATACCGCCTTTATGGGCAATTCTTTGCTTAGGGAAATGGGTCCTGATAGCGCAGTATCTATGGGCCACCAAGAAGACATCGCGGCGCGTAATACCGCAAATGAATTAACCCGTGATTTAGCAGTCCAAGACGCAAAGCCTCTTTCGATGGATGAACTTAAAGCACGGTCCCTTTCAGGGGTCCGCGATGACGCACAGATTGGGGACGCTTTGTTCATGGAATTGCTGAGTGGAGTGACCCCTCGTAATGTGTCCCTGCCCGGTGAGGACGGGGCCGAGGGGGATAAGACAGTGGCTATTGGGAATATGTTCTTGGACCCAGCCGGGGAATATAAGCCCCTTCCTTATGGGAGCCATGTTTGGTCCGCTCAGACAACGGGGGCAGGCCCAGAGGAGGCCCTTGGTTTGACTCCATCGGTAAAAACCTTAGCCCAAAAACAAATCATGGCCTTGGACTCTCTTGACGACACTATAGCCCAGATCGAAGGGATCGCGGCAGTATCCCCTGAAAACTTTGGTACCGCAGGGGTGGCCAAAAGCACAGCGCAAGATTTGATAGCACAGGGGAATTCCCTAGGCCAGCTCTTGGAAACTAGCTCCCTTCGTGTCCAAGGAGACATTGTGAGGAGGGGCGACATAGTTAATAGCTCTTATTTTGACCCTGCGTTGCCCGCGCTTGAGCTCCTTACCAACACCCTCGCGTACCAGTACGCGACTGCTATTGCGGGAAATGAGCGGATTTCGGATTCGGATTTCCTTGTTGCAAAACAGGCTGTTGGGGATCCTCTCTCTTTCATGGGTAGTTCAGACAAAACCTTGGCAAAAATGAAGGTTCTCAGGGGGATGTCACAGTCTCGCCGCCAAGCTTTGGCAGGGGCTCTTAATAATGGGGTAGGCGGGACCTCCGTGCCTGTGGGGAGTTCACCAATCAGTGGGGCAAAAGTGCGTATGCGGGACCCCAATGGGGAACTGTTTGATCTCGATGCTTCCGAAAAAGAAGACGCACTGCGGAATGGGTGGAGTATCTCAGAATGATGGATGGTAAAGTACCTCGGGGTTTCCGCAACAACAACCCTTTTAATATTCGCAAAACAGGTATCGCTTGGCAGGGCGAAGTGCCGGGGGAAGACACGGCTTTTGAGGCTTTTGATTCCCCTGAAATGGGGGTTCGCGCAGGTTTGCGAAATATGTCCACCCACCAAAAGAAATATGGGGCCAAGTCTCTATCACAACTCCTTGGCCGTCACGCGCCACCAAATGAAAATGATACCGGGGCCTACATTCAAGCAGTATCCCAAAACACAGGGCTTTCTCCCGATGCAGAGGTGGATCTGAATGACCCAGAGGTGGCCTTCAAACTGGCCAGCGCAGTTATTCGTCACGAGAATGGTGGGGATTTACCCGAAAATGTGGTACGTTCTGGGGTTAACCAATTTATGGGCGGGGGGCCCACTGTTGCAAAGGCCCCGGATCCAAATTGGCGGCCAAAAACAGCGGTTCCTGTTGCAAAGGCCCCGGATCCAAATTGGCGGCCAAAAACAGCGGTTCCTGTTGCAAAGGCCCCAGAACAGCCTGAGGGGGGCGGCCTCATGGGGTATGCGAATTCCGTTCTTCAGTCTATAGTCGATTTCCCTCCCAATGCATTGGGCACAGTCCTTGGCCTTCCCGGGTCTGCGGCCAATTTGGGCCTTTCGGCACTTGGCGTGGAGGAGCCCCCTTTTACGGGGGTTGGGGATATGTCGGCCCTGTTCCGTCATAACCAAGATCTGGCCTTGGCGGCTGCGAGACATCCGTTCTCCCCAATAAGCGAAGCCTCTGGCAATGTGGATGAAGTTCGCTATCAGCCAGAGGGCCTTGGTGAAGACTTTGCTTACGGAGCCGGGTCTATGCTGGCCCCCGTTGCGGGGCAAGTAGCTTTGGCTCAAAAAGCGGCCCCGGTATTGAGCGGGGCTATGACTATGGGCCAAAAAGTCCTTAGCGGGCTTGATGATGCTTTTATCAATATGTACCGGAAAAATCCGGTTGCAGCGGGGGCCTTTGAGGCCACTTCAGGCGGGGGCGCAGCAGCAGGGGCTTCTGGTGCGCCGGACATCCCTGTACCCCTTTCAGGGGGGCAGGATCTTGGTGATTTTATGGGTGAGGGGAATGCGGCCTTACTTGGTGGTATTGGAGGCTCTTTCTTGGCCCCCTTAGCCGGGAAAGCGGCTTTAACAGGAATAAAGAGTCCTATTGGGGACCTCACACTGGTCCCCGGGGCTCAACAACTGGATATGCTGACCGCGCAAGGGGTAAATGCCCTTTCACGAAAAGCTGGGTTCGATTACCGGGCCCCGGCCACTGGATTTGGTCCTGCGGCCTTGGACAAAATAAACACTCTACGCGGTGGTGTACCCGGTGATGAGGGGATTACCAATTTGGGGCAGACCACGGCATCACAGCGTGAGCTGGGGGCTCTCTTTAACGAGAATCCTGAGCAGGTGGCCCAATCATTTGAAGCTATTCAAAATCTTGATGACATGGCCCGCGCTCTTGGGGCCATCGGACCTGAGGACATTGGGGCCCAGCCCACAGTAGGCCAGATCCTTAATGACCCAACCTTCTTGTCAGAGGAATCAAGAGCCCTTAGGTCTGTTGACCGTGGGAGGCAGCCTTTGGCCCAAGCCAAGGCAAATGAGAAATTTATCGAAAAAACAGGCCAAGCAATTGGCCAAAAATACAATGACCCCAAAGCCAATGCTGCGTCTTATGGGAAGGAGGTACAGGCTAAATTCGCGCCTCAAGTGGAAGCCGAAAAAGCTCGGATCGAGGCCCCCGCATTAAAAGCAGAGGACACACTGGCCGGGGCCCTTGAACAAGATGTAGGCCCAACAATGGGGGCTCAAGAAGTTGGGAAGGTTTCGCGGGAACAGGTTTTAGAGCCCTCCTATCAAAAATCAAAGCAGGAAGTCCGTGATGCCTATGCCCCTTTTGACGAAAATGCGGACATTCAAGGTGGGATCCCAAATTTCCAAAAGGTTTTGGGCCAACAGGCCAACAAAGTTGACGAATCCGTGACCCCGGCCCTTGTTGAGAAATCAGCTAAAGAAGCTAAACAGACTTTGAATACCTTGAATAAAAGAGCCGCCAAGGAAGAGGGTGTCGAAGAGGGTCCCGTGATGGATAGCCCTGTGGAGGCAAAACCTGTGACAGCTTCTATTGGCCGTATGGAAGAGGGCCTTAGCCACATTAAGACCGCTCTCCGCGCAGCCCGGAGGTCCACTGAGCCCGGAGTGGATCCTAAGAATTATGCTGAGCAGATTGAAGGTCTTTCCACGGATTTGGAGAATGCCATTGAGCAAAATATCAAATCCGCTGAACTTTCAGGGGATTCTGGACTGGCGGACAGTTTGAAAAATGCTAGGGCCTTGCGCAGGGAGCACGCGGTCCTCTATGAGGGGAAAAACCCCATTGCTTCTGTTCTAGACACCAAGGACTCGTATGGGCATTACACGGTGGCTGATAAGCAGGTGCTCCCAATGTTGCTTAAAGGGAACCGGGATGATGTCGCAGATTATTTGCGCATCCTTGACCGCCCTGAATTTGGTTCCCAGAAGGAAATGACCAAACAGGGGCTCGCGGATCTTTACAAAAAACAAGTCATCAACGCAAATAGCGGGAAGGTAAATATCTCCGCGCATCAAAAATTTATGGGCGAATATGGCCAAGCTGGGGAGTCTCTGTGGGGATCAAAAGGCTGGGCTGCCATGAAAAAGATTGGCGAACTGCAAAAACAAAGCGATGCTCTGGCCAAAGCCCGGGATGTGTCTTTGAAACGATTCAATGATAAGCTGAAAACACGGCTCTCTGGCCGCGCCGAGGCCAATAATATCATGCCAGAAGATGTTTACGATAAATTGCTTTCGGGGAAACCCGGAGACCGCGCAGGGATCCTCTCGGCCTATAAAGAAATCACGGTTAAAGCGCATCCAGATTTATGGAAGAAATTCCAATCTTTGCACAAAGACGATTTACTCAAACGGCTCCGTGGGGAAAACCAAAGCATCAAGAATGTATCTGGGGAGCATAATGTCCCACTGTCGGAAGGGAAAATTGACGAGCTTCTTGGCGATTCCCGTGCCGTGGAAGAGCTGAACCAAGTGTACGGCCCTGATATGGCCCCGGCTTTGCGCAAGCTCTCTGAAGGCATCAAGGTCTTCCGTAGGAACCATGTTACCCAGAAAGAAGAAGGTCGCGCAGAAGGATTTAATCGGTTGGCCAACTTTGCACGGGTGTTTACCGGGGTTCTTACCCGTAAAGGGCGTGCGCTCACGGCGGTGAAAGAAGAACTCAAATTGGCCACTGAAAGGTCACAAGCCCGTATGCTCGAAGACCCAAAATTGATTCGGCGGGTCGGAGAATTATTGAAACAGCGTGATATTTCGGAAAGTAAACTGAATATGCGTTTACTTTCACAACTTGGTGCGGTAGAATTTTTAGACAAAACGTCGGAAAATGAGGAAAAAGACAAAGGGAAATAATGCTCAATATTCACGCTATCATTGATTTTTGTTGCGGCGCAAAGAGCCCCCGGGATCTGCCCTATAAAGAAAAACAGGAACTTCTGGCAAAGGAATTTGCACGGTATGGCTTCCCTGACATAAAACCTGCCAGTATTCAAAAATGGATCGAACGGGGGCAGATCCCCGGGGACCGATTGGCCGAACTCCATGTGGTGGCATTAAAGCAGGGGCAGAAGCTGGACCTGTACGACTTTATGAACCCAAAGTCTAAAAACAGGGCCCGCCAGCTTTTTGGTTGACCCCCAAAAAAGAAACGGGTAGAAAACCACCCGCTCCCCCCGATGCGCTTCGTAATGTACACCAACAGTCAGGACGACCCCTATAGGATTTCAAGGAAGGTTTGCTTGATAACAGGTGCACAGTGCCTCCATTATATCATATCCTCCTAAGAGGTAAAAGAGTCTCTCGCGTAAGACAAAAGAGCCAGTGCGTCAGCATGATTATCATCGTCAGGGAAGAAGTCATACTTCTTAAAAATTGAGGCTATGACTTTCCCTTTGGACGCGGACCCAGATCCCGAAATGTGTTTTTTGATGGTGCCAACGGGGACGCTCTGATACGGAGTCCCCACCTCCTCGCACCATGCCAAGAGGGTGGCTCTTAAACCCCCATAGACATGAGCGGCCCCTGTTCCATTATGACGGCGGACTTCTTCAAAGAAAACAGCATCAAGGGTCCCCCGGGGGAACTCTTCCTCTAGCCATTTACGGAAACGCAAATAAAGCATTCCCGCGCCTTCGGTTCGCTTAGTGGCAAAATTCTTTGTACCAGACCGGCCATCCGTAGCAGCGAAGCCCGTTTTTGTGCCTAGATCAAGAGCGAGGATTTCCATCTTTTATTCAAACATGGGCCCCTGTGGGGAGCCCTCTGTTTTGAGGAGGAGCTGCTCATTCTGCCGTGCGATGTCTTCCACAATATTTGTCAAGCAATGGAGGAGATCTAGGTCAAATAACGCAGCGTTATGCTGGAATGTCTTTGAGAGCCAGCCCCTTTTAACGGCGGTTTCGGCGAACGATAAAAAGGTGTCTGCCTCCCCTTTGACTTGTCCCAAATTCGCGGGAAGCATATACTCACGACCATTCATTTAATCTCCTCCAAGGGGCATTTGACTTTATTTTGAAAAGATACTCTTTTTAGGAAAAAGCTTCAACTGCCTCATCAATATGGGTGTCGCACACATCGTAATATGAAAGATTCCTTGCTTTGATGTTCTCTGCCTTGATGTCGCATACTGTGATACCCCTTGCCTTGATGTTCTGTGCATCAATGTCCCGCGCATTGATGTCCCGCGCATTGATGTTCTGTGCATTGATGTTCTGTGCATTGATGTTCTGTGCATCAATGTCCCGCGCATTGATGTTCATCCCGACCTTGATGTTTGCTGCTTCGATGTCCCATACCGTGATGTTCCGGGCTTTGATGTCCCATGCAATGAGATTCCGGGCTTTGATGTTTGCTGCTTTGATGTTCCACACATTGATGTCCCGTGCATGGATGTCCCGTGCATGGATACTAGCGTCAAGGGTACAGCTAAATGTGATTGTTATATCATCATTGACAATGAGTTTGCCATTGATGGTATCTGCGTCTATTTCTGCCTGTGTGTTATAGATTTTCATACGAATATCAGCCTTTCTGGCAATATCTGCCATGTGAACCAAGCACATGGGAACCACGCGCCCCCCTTTTTACCTGACGGGGTTGTGAAAACAACCCGCTTTGGCAAAACCAATAAATCAAGGCCATATTTTTTATAGAGCCTCTGACGTTCCCGCCCCTCCATAGCCGTAAAGGGCATAAGCAGCGCGAAGGGCTTGCCAAGATCATAGCAACGCTCAATCCATTGGTCTTTAATGCTGTATGGTGGGTTCGTGATGATGCAATCCCACGGCGCGGATGGCTCTTTCGTCAGAAAGTCCATACCCCCATACCCACGAATATCAGTGCCAAAAGCACTGAAGCCCTCAAAATGACCCAGCCATTCGAGCAGTGGCTTTTTTTCATCGCCGCAAGCGCATTCCCAAATTTTCCATTCCCGGTCAAGATACGGCAGTAATGGCCAAAGCGCGGCTGGATCTGTGTAGAAATTATTCGAGGTAAACGCCGAGGTCTGTGGCTTCATCCGTTTTGTTTTGTCCATTTCATAACCCCTGCGGTGTGGTGGCAATCAGGTCATCAATGATGATTATGTCAGAGGCCCTTGGACTTGGAATTGGCCCTTCATCTTCCAAAATCTCAACGGCACGAGTGGGGTCCTCACAGTAGGTTTTGATAAAGCCCATTACCCCACAGGTTGCAGGTACTTCATGCATCCCCCAATGAGAAAGCGAGATCAGTATCACAGCCATTTTTGTTTCTCCTGTTAAAAAGCTATTTCCTATAACGGTTTCCGGTCCAGCCTTCGGCCTTGATTGGAAACCCTTCAGCCCATTTTGGTACTTCAGTCAATAGGGCCAAAAACTCTTCCAAAGAGCCGAAGTCCTCAGGGGTCTCGGCTACCACCTCATCGTGAACTGTGAACAATACCTTATACCCCGCAGCTTCGAGACGGAGCATTGCTTCAACCATGATGTCCCGGCAAACCGCTTGGGTGATATTCTCAGTAATGGACCCCCCGTAAGTGCGGGTTCGGACCCATTGGTTTTTGTCGTTCATGGCCATAAAGGAAATCTGCTCCCTGCTTTCACCCCACGGGGTTTTTCCCATTTCCACTTTGGGAGACGCATAAGCTAGAACACGGCCAGATGGTAAACGACAATATAGAAATCCTCGGCTCACGGCCCATCGGACAGGCCCGCATTGGACAACTTCTCTAGATTTGATAGCCCTCTTTGCGGCTTTCTCTTGGTCCCACCAAAATCGCACCACATTACTGTTTGTCGTGCGATAGGCATTAACTGCTTTTTCGGCCAGAGGGAGGTCCACTTCCATCTTGTAGGACTGGCAAGTAAGTTGAAATTTAGGGGCACTCATTTGATACCCGCAGCCAAGAACTGCCTGTTTTCCGAGTTGACGCTCTATGCCATCTTTCTGGCCCCCATCTACTTGGTCTAAAGGTTTTGAATAAATGGTACTAGCCATAAAGCGGTACACATCTTTCCCTTCACGGAAAAGATTAAGAGTCGATTCTTGCCCTGCCAACCAGCAAACCCCCCGGGCTTCAATAGCCGCATAGTCAGCCACATAAAACTTTTTACCCGGGGCAGCCGAGATCATGCCCCTAAGACATGAAGAAATCAGGTGCATGGGGTCCCCCCATTGTGCGACTGCGGATAATTCCCCAATTCGTAAAGCCGCCATTTTCTCTTCAAGATTTTCAACCTTCACACGAGGGAAGTTTTGGATCTGTATCCCCTTGCCTGCCCAGCGGCCCGTGGAGGCCCCGTGGTACATCAATAGGTCTTTCACCCGCCCGTCCTCACAGACCGATTCCTGCATGGCCTTGAGCTTCCGTGTAGATGTTTTACCGAGGGACTTCCGTATCTGTAAGACCCGTTTTACGTCTTCAGGAAGGCCCCCTTGGCTCAATAGGGCATCAACAGCCGCCTTATCAAGCGAATCCACGGGAAACCCTTTGTCCGCCAGCCAGCTTTTCATTTGGAATAATTGTGTCCCTGACCAGAAGGCATTCTTTGACAGCTTCGCCAGTTCAAGCTCACACAACATCTCGTACTGCTCAATTATCTGAATGGCCCCTTTGACCGCAGCAAGGTCAAGATAGACCCCTCTGGCGTTAATCTTTTGATCTAACTGCCATACCTGTTGTTCTCTTGGAGAAAGGTCCCGTATTTTTTCATCAAGGCAATTCTCAGAAAGTACGTCAGTCTTGCAGTACTTATACAAAGTCTGAAAATCTTGTGGCACATCTTCCGGCTCGTGCCAAAATTTAGGGTTGTTCTTAGTAGGCTTACGGGGCTTTGAAAGCTTCAGCATGACCCTGTGGCCCTCGTCATCCTTTTTTACCACGGTATTCATTACCACTGTTGCGGGCCCCAAAGCCCGAGGGAGCGCATGAGCCGCGCATTTTGCCGCCGAGCATTTCCAATACTGATCTGGGATGTCAGGCCA